GCACCCGACCGGCCACTACGCGACGACGGTGTCGACATCAGGAGGCGGTGGTGTTGACCACGGTCAGCATCGACGCATCGGAACCGGCGCCGATCGCCGTCCACGACATCGGCTGCTGCACGATCCCCTTGTCGGCGATCTTCGACAGGTCACCGTCGTAGCGGATGTTGTAGGTGAACTAGATCGAGTTGGCGCCCTGCGTGAACGTGACGACCAGCGCGAACTCGGTGCCGGCGAAGAACAGGGTCTGCTGCGCCAGGTCGGTGAACTCCATCGTGATCGTGCCCGTGTACTTCCGGGTCGATGCCTCGAGCGGCTCGTCGATCCACCGCTGCCCGCAGAAGTCCCGGTCGACAGCCAGGCCGTTGTCACCGGCGAGCGTACCTTCCTTGACCTTGACCGTCTGCCCGTTGGCGGACACGGTCGACTGGAGGAACGTGTAGGCGCTCGGGAGCGGCGACGGGAACGTCGCGGCGGCGAGGGGTCGACCGATCGTGAACGCGTTCGACGACGTGGTCGCTGTGGCGTTGGCGGTCATCACGGCGTGCGTGGGGTCGGTGACCGACTTGATGTAGGTCCCGGCAGGGATGCCGGTGATCGACCCGGAGACGAGCTTGTCGACGTCCGCGTTGGTGAACGCTGCGCCGGTGTCGGAGATGTTCGGCGAGCCCGACGTGGTCACGCCCGCGGCGGTGACCCGCGACCCGATCTGGGCCTTCATGCCGACCCACGTGATCGCATGGGTGACCTTCTCGCCCGCCTTGAACCCGATCGCCCACGAGGCGCACTTGCAACCCGACAAGGTCACCGGGGAGATCACCCCACCGACACCGGGCACGCCCTTCTGCACCGTCTTCGCGTGGCCGCCGAGGTTCCCGGCGACAGGCGTGTACGTGTCGACGTACGGCCCGGAGCCCGACGTCGACGACGGCGGCCCAAACATGGCGTCGAGGTGCTTGCGGATCCCCGTCGGGTACAGCACGTGCTTCGTGTCGCCGCCGACCGTGACGAGCCCCGGTGCCCACTGCGACGAGTCCTCACCGGCGCGGCCCGAGATGATCTCGTCGCCGTCGATGCGCGCCGGCTTCGCGTCGAGCGACTCGTCGGTGAACGGCAGCGCGTACGTCGGGGCGACGTCGTTGCCGGGCGTGGTCTCGTCGCCGAAGCCGATCTGTGCGAACAGGCCGGATTGCGAGGTCGTCATGGGTCAGTCCTCCGTGGTGTCGGCCGTGGCCGGGGTGGTGGTGGCCGGCTTCTTCGCCGCGGCCTTCTTGGCGGTGGCCTTCGCGGCCGGCTTCTTCGCCGGGGTCGTCCAGCCCTGCTCGACCAGGCGTGCCCCGACCTCGTCGGGGACCTCCACGCGGCCCTTGCCGGGCACGTGCACGTCGAGCGGGGGCGGCAGGTAGACGCCCGTCTTGTCGGGGTTGGTGACGATCATGGCGTCCCTCCTGGGATCTCGGTGTCGACGGTGATCTCGAACTGGGCCCGGCCGCGGGCGCCGTCGCGGGTGTCCTCCACCAGCTCCCGCTCGGACGCGATCTGCGCCCACAGGACGAAGGTGAGGCCGTCGAGGTTCGGGTAGCTGCGAAGCGTGAGCACGACGGCATTGCACAGGTCCGACAGGCGGTCCCATGCGTCACCGGTGTCGGAATGGCCGACGGTCTGGATCCGGACAACGACCGTGAACGTGTCGTGCAGGGTGATCGGTGTCGGCGAGCCCAACTCGGGAAGTTCCTCGGGGCCGTCGGCGGTCTCGGTGCCGGCGATCCACAAGGTGTCGGCTTCGATCGTGTCGCCGGGGTTCGTGGTGAGCGTCTGGATCGCTTCGAGTACCGGCTGCTCGTTGAACAGCGCCACAAGCTGCTTCACCGCCGGCCACCGTGCCGAGGGCATCAGCCGACCCCGACAGTCCGGAAGTCCGGCAGCGAGTTGAGGAGCCGATCGACTTCGAGGTAGCCGGTCGGGCGCCCGGCGGACTTGTCGGCCGTCGAGTACCGCTCCGAGCGTCCATCGACAGCGGTGGAGATCACGTCGCGCGAGACGTTGGAGTTGTCGCTCAACGCGACGGCACGCACGTACTGCTGGCAGGCCCGAAGGCACTGCGGCGGCGGGGTCGGGAAGCCGTGCGTGTAGGCGACGACGATCGTGGACTCGGGAGCGAACCCGAGCGGGTTGTAGACCATGCCCGTCGGGGAGTCGAGCGTCACCGAGTTGACGTCCTGGGTGATCCCGTTGATCGTCATCGACGTGAGCTCCTGCACCTTGCAGTGCTGCAGGATGATCGACTGGCGGGTGATCCGCCCGGTGCCGTAGTAGCCGGAGCTGTAGGCGTCACCGAAGGCGTAGTAGGTGCCGGCGATGAACACCGTCTCGGATGCGACGGTGCGGGTCGTGAAAGCGACACCCCGATAGTCCTCGCAGACAGCCTCGAACTCGGCGATGTACGCCGCAAGGTCGGATTCGGACAACGTCAGCTTCGACACCCACGCCTTCGCGCGGATGTCGTCGGGGACGAGATACGGGGTGTCGCTCACGCGACTACTTCGCTACCGGCTTGTGAGGCCGCTTCGGAGGCTCGGGGTCGGTCTCGGAACCAACCTTCGCCTGCGCGGCGAGCACATCGTGCAGCTCCCGGGCGATCCGGATGTTGGTCGCCACGTCGGGCGACACGATGCCGCCCTTCGGGACCAACTGGATCGCCTCGACCGGCTGCACTTCCACCACTGGCCGCGTGGGGTCGAGGGTGTCGACCCACAGGCCCGTCTCTGACCGTTCGTCGGCCATCAGGTCGCCACCACGAACGGGACCGTCGCAACGGCGGTCGGGGTGGCGATGGTCGCCGGGGCGGTCGCGGTCAGCGACGACCCCGACGTGTTCGACACCTGGGCCGAGGACAGGATCGCCGCGGATGCCCCGGCGATGCCGAGGTTCGCGCCGAGCAGCGACGGCACGGTCGTGGCCTTGACCATGATCGCGGCGTAGTAGATCCCCGCGACCGTCACCTTGTAGGCGGTGGTCAACGCCAGGGTCTTCACGGTGTTCGCCGCCCACGCCGTGGTCGTCTGGTCCGCGGTCTGCCCGAGCAGCGCCGGGGTCGCGCTGGTGTCGTACAGCGCGAACCACCAGTTCGTCGGCGTACCGGCCGCGGTGGCACCGGACTTGAACGACAGGTTGGTCACGACGTCGCCGGGCTGCAGCGGGATCGCGACCGCCGACATCACCTGTGTGGTGAGCGCCCCGAGGTCGGCGGTGATGTCGAGGACCGACATGTTCTGCTGCCGGAAGCCACCGGGCGAACCCTGCAGCAGCCACTCCTCGTTGTAGTTCTCTCCGTATCGAGACGTTGCCATGAGGCCGTCCCTTTCTGCGCGGTCAAGCGCGGTTGGGCGACCGGGGCCGGCCGGAACCGGCCCCGGTCAGCGGGTCAGATCGAACCGTTGAAGGTCGCGACGCCGACACCGGACGGGTTGAACAGCGCCAGACCGGCACGCAGCTCGAGGAGCAGCGTGAGGATGTTGGCGGTGAAGTTCGACGCGTGGGAGTCCGTCAGGAACGCGGTGGGCTCCATGCGGTCGAGCAGCGCGACGCACGTCGGGTCGAGCAGCACCGCCGTGCCGGAAGCAACAGCAGTCGACGTGACGATCTGCATGCCCCACGCCATCTTCGCCGGGCCGTCGTTCGCGTTCGGCACCGCGTGGATGCCGTTCGCGGCCGAGTTGGCGAGGTCGAAGTACTCGGAGTCGGCGGGGTTGAGCACGATCAGCTCGGGCTCGGCCTCGTTGTCGTTCATCAGCTTGATCGTGTGACGGATCGTGATGTACCGGGCCTCCGACGATCCGGGGGCGTTGGTGACGATGTTCGACTGGTTGATCAGTCCCTTCAGGTTCGGGCTGGAGCCGTCACCGTTGATGGCCTGCTTGTCGAACCGGCGCTTCAGGGCGTACCGGAGCCGGCCGTTGAGGTAGGCCTGGATCTGCGGGACGTCCTGCGCGACCTGCCGGGTGATGTTCACCCACGCGGGGATCGTCGCCACGGGGGTCGTGACGAGGCTGGACGTGAACCCGGCCTGCGGCTTCGCCGAGTCCTCCGAGGTCTCCGCTGCCTTGTCCGCGAGGTCGGCGAGAGGCGACACGTCCTGCACGAACTCCACCGACGCCGAAGGCACCGGGATCGAGTCGAGGAGGTCGGTGAGGAACACCTTGCGGTCGAGGAACTTCTGACCGACACGGGGGAGCATCGTCGGGACGACGAATGCACCACCGGACGTCGACCCGAGGGTCGTGTCGGTGACCGACCGGATGTCGAGCCCTTCGAGCGGGACGTTGAACGACCCGCGGGCACCGTGCTTCGACCAGTCCTCGAAGCCTTCGGCGCCGGTGAACCGCTCGCCGATCGACCGGACGTCCTGCACCTGGTCGTGGCGGTCGAGGGCGAGGCCGAGGATGTGCTCGATGCCGCCGCGCTGCTCCTCGGTGGCCTTCATGGCCTCGAGGCGGTGCCGGATGCGGCCGTCGATCGGGTCGCACTCGGCACGCAACTCGAGGATGCGGTTCTTCTCGTCGTCGGAGTAGTCGCGCTTGTCGGTGGTGGCGGCCTCGTCGATCTGACGCAGCTCGCCCTGGATCTCGTGGCGGCGATCGAAGTTCGCCTTCACGATGTCGATGTCGGTGACGCTCATGGGAGCGGCCTTTCCGGGCGCGGTGAAGCGCCCAACAGGTGGGTTGGGATGCGAGGTGCGGGCGAGGCGGCCTCAGGCACTGCTCTTGCGGGTGGGGTGCTGGTGAAGCGGCCCCAGAACTGGTCAGACGGTCAGGTAGCCCGGCATCGGCCCCATCGGGGCACTGTCGGGGCTGTCGACGTCATCGGAGTCGGATTGACCGGGTGCGTCGTCGTCATCGTCGGCGTCGTAGATGCCGAGCACGTCGAGCAACTGGTCGACGGTCGTCTCCGCTGCGGTGACAAGCGCGATGGCCTGCGCGACTTCCGGTGGGAGCGTGGTCACGTCGACGTCGGCCCACAGGTCGGTGGCCTCGTCGAGTGCCGCGTCGACTGCCTGGGCGAGCGCGACCGGATCCGCGTCAGAGTCCGAACGCTTCGCCGGTGCGCCGACGGCGTGCAACCGGCGCTTGGTGGGTTCGGTACGGTGCTCGATGTCGACCAGCTCGACGAGCTGGCCCCCCTCAGCGGCTTCGCGTACCTCGTCGTAGGCGAGGCCACGTTCCTCGGCGAACGACCGGAGCGCGGCTTCGGTGTCGTCATAGGCAGGCGTGAACACCGGCGACACGTGGAACAGGGCGATCTCCGGCAGCGAGCGGAGCACCTGGCCACTGTCGGTCTTCGACCATTGCGGCTTCTGCACGAGGCCGAACCTGAACGACGAGCCCTTGAGGTCTCGACGTTCGAGCAGGTAGGCCGTCTCGCGTCCCGCCGCGGTGTCGGGAAGGTCGACGTCGTAGCGCAGTGCCGTCTCGTCGTTCGCGAACCGGAGTGTGTTGTTGCTGCGCCGGCCCAGGTAGGCGCTCTCGTCGTGGTTGAACACGGCACGCACGTCGCGCTCGGCGATCGTCTTGGTGGCACAGCCGGGCAGGCACCGCTCGATGAACCCGCCAAGGTCCTTCGAGAGCGCGTTGTAGCGGATCGCGACACCGGTGGCGACGAGCTGCTTGCCTTCGGCCCGGAACTCCGGTGCCTCGGCAAGCGATCGGGACTCGATGATCATGGCGGACCTCACTTCACGGGGGTCTTCGGCTTCGCTGCGGGGAGCAGCGCCGGTGGGGACTCGTTCACGAACTCATCGCCGCCGGGGATCGGGGGCAGGTCTTCGTCCTTGCGGCACTCGTTCGGGGTGCGGAGCCGCCACGCGACCGTCAGGGCGTGGGTCGCCCACCGCTCCTGCGTGTCCGGGCGGAGCAGCGCGTCGAGGTTGAGCTTCAGGTACACATCGGGCATGCCGTCGGTCGACAGGAGGCGGGAGTGGCCGTCCTCGATTCGTTCCACCCACGGGCGCAGACTGAACGCCCCGAAGGCGCTGTTCTGCTCGGCGAGACCCGACCCCCATGAGGTCGAGTTGCTTGCGTCCGCCGCGAGGTGCGGGGGCACCCCATAGAACCGGCAGATCTCCGACACCCCGAACCGCTTGGAGTCGAGCCACTGGCCGTCCTCGGGGGAGATCGCGATCGTGGACAGCGTCGCCCCGCCGGTGAGGATCCCGACCTTCCCGGCGTTCGACGTGCCCCCATGGGTTTCCGCCCAGGTCTCGGCGACGCGACGGGCCCGGGCCTGCTCCGCCTGTGGGTCGTTCCCAGTGCCGGCGGGCATCGAGATCACCGCGGGCGGGACACCCATGTTGCCGAGCATCGCCCGGCCGTAGTCTTGCGCCTTCGACGCACCGTCGATCACGTCGCGTGCCGCACGAATCGGGGACACTCCCCGGTTCTGGCCGGGCATCATCATGCCCGGGATGTGGAGGATGTCGAACTGGTCGAACACCTCCGAGGAGAAGTCGTCGACGGTGTAGGTGGCGTTCGACCCGAGCCCGTGGACCTGGACCTTCAGCGGGTCGAGCACGATCAGGTTCAGCGGCGTGCCGAGGTTGTTGCGTGGTGTCGCGACGAAAGCGTTGCCGTCGGTGAGCATCGACAGCATCACCTGTGACAAGTAGGTGATGCGCGACCCCATCGGCGGCTGGAAGCTCAGGTAGGGCGGCCGGGGACGATAGGGCTGCGGGTTGCCACCGAGACGGATGAACGTGTCCAGCGGCAGCGTCGACACGGCCTCAGACAGGATCCGCAGGCACGCGTACACGGCGCTGAGCCGCATCGCCTGCTCGACTGACCACGACCCTGCCCCGCCGTAGGGCTGCCAGACCATGCCGGTCTGCCATTTGCCCTGGCCGGGCTCCCCATAGCCGGGGGGAGCGGAGCGTTCCTCGGTGCCGAACGCTCGCCGCAGGAAGCTCACGGCGTCGTCAGGTCATGTGCGGCAACGATGAACAGGCAGCCGGCAACGATCACCGCGGCAGGAACGAAGATCAACGCGACACCTGCCGTGATCAGGGCACCGCCGAGGAGGTAGAAGACAGCTGCCACGGGCACCTCCTAGACAACGATGAAATCGGCCTCAGGGGCCGACTGAGTGACGTGGAGCAGCTCGACCTTCATCGCGTTCCCGAGCGCCGCCAGGCCGTCGATGCGTTTCCCGCTCAGCTTCCGGTCCGGCTTCACCAACTTGATCCGGTCGAGGTCGTCCCGCTTGATCTCGGCCGAGTCGACGTTGAACCGGGCCACCGGATGACCCCCGTGCTGCAGTAGCAGCTCGTCGGGGTGCTCCGCGTCGTGCGCGATGATCCGCTCCAGCTCCTTCAGCGGCTCCGACAGCCCGAAACCCTGCGCAACATCGACGATTTCGAGCCCGATTCGCTGCATGAACTGGGCTGTTGAGGTCGCCTGGAACCGGTCATAGCCCGCCGCGACGATGCGGAACGTGGCCGCGTCACGGGTGATCGTCGGGTGAATCGCCAGCCCCGACCCCGATTTGCCGGTCGTCGGGTCGCCCTCGTAGTCGATCCAGTCGCCCTCCGTGGCCGTCAAGCGCCCTTCGCGCACCCAAACCGACGCGTGGCCGGCCGTGTAGCGGTCCAAGTCCTTCAGGCGAGCCTCGGGCGTCCAGAACCTCCACAGCACCGCGGCAGGCAGACCGTCCTCGCGTGGGAACCGGAGCACCCATGCTGCGAGGTCCGTGGTCGACGCGAGGTCGAGCCCGGCGAAGCACGTGCGGCCCTTCAGCGACGCCTCGTCGACCATCCCAGCCGCCGCGTCCCACAGGTGCAACGGAAGCCACCGCGAGACCTGCGCGACACGCTGGTTGAGCTGCAGCTGCCGCCAGGCGTTCTCCTTCGCCGGGTCGTTGCGGGCCTCGAGCGCCTGCGTGCGCATCTCCGTGATCGACTTGAACCGTCCGAGCGCCGGATTCGCATGTCCCCAGTTGGTCTCGTCGAACGGATCCGCCTCCTGCGGGGTCTTACGCACCCATGCGAAGATGTGCGGGGCACGGGCCGGGTCGTCCTGCACCCGTTCCGCTTCGTCGATCAGGTCCGCACCGAAGGACTGCGGTTTGTTCGTCTCCGTCGTGATCGCCAGGAACAGCGCCTGCCCACGTGCGCCGGCCGCGGTGCGCAGCGAATCCCACAGCGTGCGGTCCGGCTGAGACAGCACCTCGTCGAGCACGAACCCGTGAGGGTTGTGCCCAAGCTCGCCCTCGGCGTCAGCCGTGATGATCTCGTAGTAGGAACCCGACTTCTCGTCGTAGATCCGGCGGGCCGCCTTGTTCTCCTTCAGGCGCTTCGACAGCACCGGCGACAGCTGCACCATGCGCTGCACCGGCCGGTACACCTTGTACGCCTGCTTCGTGTCCTTCGCCGCGCCGTAGATCTCAGCGGCTTCCTCATCGTCACCGACCAGCAGGTACAGCACGATCCCGGCGGCGAGCTCCGACTTGCCGTTCTTGCGGGCCATGACGATGTACGCGACCCGGTAGCGGCGCACGTAGCAGCCCCACTCGACCGACCAGACCACCTCGCCGAACAGCGGGCGAATGATCTCGTGCTCCTGCCACGGCTCGAGAATGAACGCCTGACGCACCGACGGACCCGCCGTGTGCACGAGCAGCTCATGGAAGAACCGGACGACCTTGTTGGCCCGTGGCTCGCAGTGATGCGCGCCCCGCTTCGAGCACTTCAGGCCGTCGAACGTGTAGCCGCACGTCCGGCCCTTGCGGTCCGCAGGCCGCCAACGCGTCGACGGGTCAGGACATGAGGCGTTCCGGGGACTTCGAGTCATCGTGCTCGACCTCCCCGACCGACAACCGGCTCCGATCGCTCGGCGTCAACCCGAACTGGGCTCCGCGGCTCGCTGTGATCGCCAGCGCGTCCTTCAGCTCGAGCGCCCACGGGTTGCGCATCTTCCGCGTCCCCGTCACCGCGCCGTCGCGGCCGAACACGTGCTGGTCGATCACCGCCCCCTCGTCCAGCACGTGACGTGAAGCCTCGGCGACCCGCTCGACCGCCAGACACCACTCGCCGAAGGCTTCGCCGTCCCACGACTGCCCGACGCGTGTCCGGATCAGGTCAGGAGCGAGCTTCGCCCACTCAGCCAACGCCACCTCGTGGCCATCCAGCCATGACGGGGGCGCGAACTCGGCCTCGGAGGGCAGGGGTTCACCCTTCGGGATACGGCACGGCTGGGTTCCCTTGAGCAGCTTCAGCGCCGTCGGCGCCGGCTTCCGGCCGTCTCGAGCCATGCGAATCGACCCCCCGATGACATCGGCCTGCCAGTTTTGCACGCACAGAAAATTGAC